TCACGGCACGGTGGCGCGCTTATTCGACGGAGCGAGGGCAAATGTGGCGATCACCTCGCCGCCATACGCGACCCAGCGGGAGTACGACCCAGGAAGCGGCTTCAAGCCGGTGCCTCCAGACGAGTACAGCGATTGGTTCCGGGACGTCGCCGCCAACATCGCGGCGATCCTGGCCGCCGATGGATCCTACTTCCTCAACATCAAGGAGCATGCCGGCGACGGGGAGCGCAGTCTGTACGTGAAAGACCTCGTCATCGCGCATCGGCGGCAGTGGGGCTGGCGCTTCGTGGATGAATTCTGCTGGCGCAAGACCGATAACGGCGTGCCAGGCGGTTGGGGCAATCGCTTCAAGAACGCCTGGGAGCCTGTCTTCCACTTCTGCCGCAAACCGGAAATCAAGTTCAGGCCGAAGGCGGTCGGCCACGTGTCGGAAGACTGCTTCGATTACTCGCCCAACAACCCGAAATCGACTTCGGGGAGCGGGCTACTCGGCACCGGCGCGCGTGGGTCGGCCGCCGGGCAGCCGGAGGCTGACGACGCCGATGGCCGCTTCACAGGTATCGCGCGGCCGAGCAACGTGGTCGAGGTGAAGTCCGAGAGCGGTCAGGGATCACACTCCGCTCCCTTTCCTCGGGCGCTGGTCGAGTTCTTCCTGAAGGCGTTCTCGGACGCCCGCGACATCGTCTTCGATCCGTTCCTCGGCAGCGGCACCACCATGGCCGCCGCGCACGTGCTCGACCGGGTCGGATTTGGCATCGAGATCAGCCCGGCCTACTGCGATGTGATCCTGCGTCGCATGGCCAACCTTGCCGGCGCGGAACCCATCCTCGCAGGGACCGGAGAGCAGATGGCCGCCGTCGCCGCCGCGCGTGGTGTGCTTGGCGACCAGGTCGACAACCCAGGCTTCGTGACGCGCGCCGGATCCAGCACCACGGTCCGGCGCCTTTCTACGGGAGCCGCAAGGCTTCCTGATCCGCAGTTCCATTTCATTCATTCGCAAGGAGAAAACCAGCATGCCCGAAGTAGCCACTCCGAACCAGGGCGAACGCGAGTTCGAGACCGGGACGGACGAATCGTTCAAGAACGCGAACGCCACCGGCGGCGCCGCCCACAACGAGAACCAGCGGGTGACGTACGCCAACATCAAGCGGACCTACGACGTGTATCAGGACCTGGACATCCAGGCCGCGCGTCAGTCCCTGATCGAGCAGACCCGCCTGAACCAGATCGCGTCGCAGGCCCTGCAGAACGCGGTCGAGACCGCCAACATGATCGGGAAGCAGGCCGTCCGGCACGCCGACGTCGCAGCCGATGCGCTGTGGACCGACGAACTCAACCCGGTCACTCGTGGCGCGGGTTCGAACCTCACCGCGGGCGCCGTTCCTGCCAACCGCGCTACCGACGTGAGCGCCGCCGGCGTTGGGCGTGGATGCCCAGGCCGTGGCCGCCGCCGTTGCCAAGCAGGTGGACGCCACCATCACGCCGGTGCTCGCCACCCTGCAGCAGATCGTACAGGCCATGACCACCGCGAGCACGGCGATCGCCAACGTCGTCAATCAGGCGCAGCCGAAGACGGCGGCGTAGCTGATCCCTCCGAATCGGGGCGGTCCTCCGGCCGCCCCAACTTTTCACTGGAGCCCAAATCGATGAACACCCTGCTCATCATCCTCAAAATCTTCCCCCTGGTCCTCGCTGCGGTCCAAGCCGTCGAGCAAGCGATCCCGCTGCCCGGCCAGGGGAACAAGAAACTGGAACTCGTGCTCGCCGTGCTCAAGTCTGCCTATGACGGGAGCACGGACCTGGCGAAGCAATTCAGCTGGGACAAACTGGTTGCCGTGGTCGTGCCGATGATCGGCAAGATCGTCGATCTGCACAACGCGCTCGGCCTGTTCCAGAAAGCCCCTCAAACCAAAAACGTATGACGAACCTGCAGGTGGTAACGTGGCCGGTCGAGAAGCTCATTCCTTACGCCCGGAATGCGCGCACGCATAGTGACGACCAGGTCGCCCAAATCGCGGCATCGATTGCCGAGTTCGGGTGGACCAACCCCATACTTGCCGGCGCCGACGGAATCGTCATCGCCGGCCACGCCCGCCTGCTGGCTGCCCGGAAACTCGGCATGACTGAGGTTCCGGTTATTGTTCTCGATCACCTGACTGAATCCCAACGGCGCGCGCTGGTGCTGGCCGACAACCGGCTGGCACTCAATGCCGGATGGGACGAAGAGATGCTCCGGGTGGAACTGACCGCGCTCGAGGAGGACGGTTTCAACCTCGACGTGGTTGGGTTCACCGACGACGAGCTTGAGGATCTCCTGCGCGACACCGAAGCCGTTCACGCCGGCAACACCGACGATGACGCTGTGCCCGAGACTCCGGAGACCGCCGTTTCCGTTCCCGGCGATGTGTGGATCCTCGGGGAGCACCGGCTGCTATGCGGCGATGCCACGCAGATGGAGGCCGTGGAGAAGGTCCTGGCCGGCGGCCTGGCGGACATGGCCTTTTGCGACCCGCCGTACAACGTGAACTACGGCGCGACTATGAAGGACAAACTCCGCGGCAAGAAGCGCAAGATCGCCAATGACAACCTGGGTCAGGACTTCGAGCAGTTCCTCCGGGATGCCTGCGCCAACATCCTGGCCGTGACCAAGGGAGCCATCTACGTGTGCATGTCGTCTTCGGAGTTGCACACGCTGCAGAAGGCGTTCCGCGAGGCGGGCGGCCACTGGTCCACGTTCGTCATCTGGGCGAAGAACACGTTCACGATGGGGCGATCGGATTATCAACGCCAGTACGAACCGATCCTGTACGGCTGGAAGGAAGGTACGGACCACTTCTGGTGCGGAGCCCGCGACCAGGGCGACGTCTGGTTCGTAAAGAAGCCGGTCGTGAACGATCTGCACCCCACTATGAAGCCGGTCGAGTTGGTGGAGCGCGGCATTCGCAACAGCAGCAAGGGCCGCGACACCGTGCTGGATCCGTTCGGCGGCTCCGGCACGACGCTCATCGCGTGCGAGAAGGCCGGCCGCCAGGCGCGGCTGATTGAGTTGGAGCCGAAGTATTGCGACGTCATCGTCCGGCGCTGGCAGGACTTCAGTGGGAAACGCGCCGTGCTCGAGGGCGATGGCCGGCCATTCCAGGAACTGGCGGCCGAGCGGCTCAACGTCGCCGCGTGAATCGACCGCTGCCGCCGGGAACTCGCGGCCATCGAGCGGGAAATACGAAACGGCCACCTCGATTTGATGGGGCTTTGCCTGGCTCTGTCGGACTGGTCGACCGAGCTGCGAATTCTTGAAAGGCTTCCATGGAAGAGCAAATTCTTCGTCTCCTGATCCCCGTGAGCGGCCTCGTGTCAGGGCTGATCGGCGCATTCGTCGGATTGCAGAACCGGGCACTGCTGGCCGAGGTCCGCAAGGAACTCGCGGAACTCGAAAACCGCATCATCACCCGGATCAACGGGACGTACGTGCGCGCCGGCGAGTGCAAGTTGCGCGAAGAGAACGTCCACGCGCGGCTGGAGGCTCTCGTGGAAATGCTCCGGAAAAGAAACGCCGCCGGCGGGTGAGGCCGGCGGCGGGTTCGCGCTTGGCTTTGCCTACGCGGTGCGGTAGGCGCGTTCGCCATCGGAGCGCTTGAAGGACTCGACCGTGAGGCCCATCTTCTTACCGAGGCTGCCCGAGATGAATCCGCGCACACTATGCGCCTGCCACGAGGTCGCGTCCATGATCTCCTTGAGACTCGCGCCATCCGCGCGCCGGATCAGTTCGAGTACGATGGCCTTCTTGCTGCCGTCGCGCGCCCCTTCGGCCCCCGTGGCGTCGTCTTTGCGGCTGGCCTGTTTGGTTGCCTTGGCCCTCTTCTGCGCGGCTGGGGCGCCCGGTTGCGCGGGGGCGGGCGTCAGTGCCTGGATGGCCTTCCAGATCCGGTTGACCGCCGTTTTGCGGTCCGTGAACTTCTTGACCGGCTTGAGGCTGTCGAAGGGGACCACCCCAGCGAAGCCGTTCCAGACCTCGGCGAAGCGGTTGATGGGCCAGTCGGAGGAGAGCTTGGCGAACTCTTTCTCGGTGGCGAAATGGTCTTGGCCTTCGGGAACCTGCTCGGCGGCGGTGAAGGCGGTGATGTTGTTGTCGGTAGCGATTGCGAACGTGGGCATGGTCTTCTCCTGATTCAAAACTCGATCTCGTCGACGATCCGGCGTGCTTCGTCCTCTGTGATTGCCGGCGCGGGAGGCACCTCCGAGCGGAGGCGTGCGGCCGTCCGGATGCGGATCTCGCGGCCGGTGGCCAGGTTGGTTCCGTACCACCCGCCACGGGCGTGCTCGCGGGTGATGCGGACTTTGGCCAGCGTGCCGCTGACCTTGACGATGTAGGTCGATCCGACCTTGATGTTGTGCTTCTGCATGGCTCAGTACTCCAGTCCTTTCTGGTCCACCGCGCTGCGGTCGCCGAGGCTGGCGAGGACGTAAGCGAGTTCCTCAGTAACGCGCCCCAGGTCGCCCGGGTACCCCCAGTTGGCGGGCTCCTGGGCCTGGTCCTTCTTGTGCTGTTCCAGGCGGCTGGCGATGCGCTTCAGCAGGTCCTGGCACTCGGTGTGGCGTTCCGCGTAGCAGGCGGCGGCGGTTTGCTTGGTGGTCTTGATGGTCCGTGGCATCGATGACATACATCACTTCCGTCGGGCCGAATAGCAAGGCCCAAGGTCGATTTCCCGGAGAAAAGATTCAATGGCGGCGGTAAGTCTGCGGGCCTACGCGAAACATCGCGGTGTGACGCTCAAGGCTGTGCAAAAGGCGATCCAATCCGGGCGGATTCAGACCACGCCGGACGGGAAGATCGACGCCGGACAGGCCGATGCGGATTGGGAGCGCAACACGGGACCGAAAGTAAGGCGAACCGCCGCCAGTGCGCCGCCCGCGCCACCGCCGATGGAGCACCCGCGCGCGGAGGCAGTGGCCAGCGGGACGTTCGACTACGCCAAGGCACGGGCCATCATCGCGCACTACGAGGCACGGCTGGCGAAGATTGACTACGAAGAGCGTATCAAGAAGCTCATCAATGCCGACGAGGTCTCCGTTGCCGCCTTCAATCTCTTCCGGATGTTCCGCGACCGGATGCTCAACATCCCGGACCGGGTTGTTGGTGCGCTCATCGCGGAGATCCGGAAAGCGATCCGCGCCGCCGGTCTTGATCCGGACCTGGTGAAGGGTATCGACATGGGAAAGGTTCACGGCATTCTGCTGGCCGAGATCCGAGGCGCCCTCGAGGAGTTTGCGGATGCCGCCTACCGCTGAAGAGATCTACTACGCGGCGGCAGCCGCCGGCGCGCGGCCGGATCCTCTGCTGACCATCTCGCAGTGGGCCGACAAGTACCGGAAGTTGTCGCAACGCGCTTCCGCAGAGCCGGGTCCTTGGCGCACCGATCGCACGCCGTACCTGCGGGAGATCATGGACTGCCTCTCGCCGTCCTCGACCGTGGAGCGCGTGGTGTTCATGAAGGGCGCGCAGATCGGGGGCACGGAGTGCGGCAATAACTGGATCGGCTACATCATCCACCAGGCTCCGGGCCGATGATGGCCGTGCAACCCACGGTCGAGATGGCCAAGCGCAACTCGAAGCAGCGGGTTGACCCGCTGATCGAGGAGTCGGACGTGCTGCGGGAACTGGTGCAGAGTCCGCGGTCGCGAGACTCGGGAAACACCGTCCTCTCGAAGGAGTTTCCCGGCGGCGTGCTGGTGATGACCGGGGCGAACAGTGCGGTTGGCCTCCGCTCCATGGCGGCGCGCTTCCTGTTCCTCGACGAGGTGGACGCCTACCCGGGCGACGTCGAGGGCGAGGGAGATCCGGTCAACCTGGCAATGGCGCGCACGCGCACCTTCGCCCGGCGCAAGGTGTTCCTGTGCTCGACGCCGAAGATCACCGGCATGAGCCGGATCGAGGCGGCGTTCGAAGAGAGCGACCAACGCCGCTACTGGGTGCCGTGCCCGGTCTGCCGGGAGTTCCAGGTTCTCAAGTTTGCGCAACTCCGGTGGCCGAAGGGCCAGCCGGAGAAAGCGGTTTACGTCTGCGAGCACTGCCGGCAGGAGATCCAGAACCACCAGAAGCAGTGGATGCTGCCGCGCGGGCAATGGCGGGGCGCAGCAGCGGGCGACGGGCGCACGGCAGGTTTCCATCTGTCGAGCCTCTACTCGCCGGTCGGATGGTTCGCCTGGTCCGACGCCGCGAAGTACTTCGAGCAGGCTCAGAAGAACCCCGCGCTGCTGCAGGTCTTCGTCAATACCGTCCTGGGTGAAACGTGGACGCTGCTGGGCGAGGCTCCGGACTGGCAGAAGCTGTACGACCGGCGCGAGTCGTACAAGGTCGGGACGGTCCCGCGTGGCGGCCTCTTCCTTGTCGCCTGCGCGGACGTGCAGAAGGACCGCATTGAAGTTGAGGTAGTGGCTTACGGGCGCGGCAAGGAGTCGTGGTCCGTGGATTACCGCGTCTTCGAAGGCGACACCTCGCGGACGGCGGTATGGGAGAAGTTGGGTGCGCTGCTGAACGAAACGTATCCGGCGGCGAGCGGGGTCGAGCTGCCGATTCTGCAACTGGCGGTGGATTCCGGCTTCGCCACCACCGAGGTGTACCAGTGGGCCCGGCGCCAGGGCGGCCGCGTGCTGGTAATCAAGGGTGACTCGCGTGCCCCCGCGCTCGTCGGCTCGGCATCGCCGGTCGAGGTTGGACCGCTGGGTGCCAAGTTGAAGCGGGGCGTCCGTGTCTGGCCGGTGAACTCCGGCATGGCGAAGGAAGAACTGTACCGGTGGCTTCGGCTTGACAGGCCCACTGATGAGGACCTGGCCGCCGGCGTGCCGTTTCCGCCGGGCTACTGCCACTTCCCGAAGTACAGCGAGGAGTACTTCAAACAGATCACTGCCGAGCAGCTCGTCACGAAGATCGTGAAGGGCTACCGGCGGCACGAGTGGCAGAAGATGCGCGAGCGGAACGAGGCTCTGGACTGCCGGGTCTACGCGCGTGCGGCCGCGGCCCGGGTCGGCCTTGACCGGTACCAGGATAGGCACTGGCAGGCTGTGGAAGAGCGCGTCGGGCATCCGCAGTCTGTGGCGGCTCCCGTTGCGCCTCAGGCAGTGCCGCCCATGCGCCGTGGCGGCAGGAAAGTCCGCGGCAGGTTCCTCTGATGGCGTACACCCAGACCCATCTCGATGCGCTGCAGGAGGCGCTGGCCTCTGGCACGCTGACGGTCACCTATGAGGGTCGCGGCGTCACGTACCGTTCGGTCCAGGAATTGCAGCGCGCGATTGCGGTCGTGCAGAGCGCATTGAATCAGCAGTCGGGCAAGCGCACCCGACAGTACCGGATGTCGTCCAGCAAAGGCTTCTGACCCTTGTTCAACTTCGGATCATTTCTGACCCGCTTCAAGCGGGGCGGTGGTGCCGCGCCCGCCGGACCGCCGGTGCGTGGGGCGTCCGGCTTCCCTTACGAGGGCGCGACCAACGGGCGTCGGCTTGGCGCTTGGACGGCCACGCGCGATGCCATCAACTCGGTCTGGTACCAGAGCGCCGACCAACTGGTGGCGCGCTCCCGCGACCTGGTCCGCAAGGATGGCTGGGCAGCCAAGGCGGTGGACGAGTGGGTTTGCAACGCCGTCGGCAACGGCATCAAACCGCAATCACTCCACCCCGCCGAGGCGACGAAAGAGAAGATCCAGAAGCTCTGGTCGGCGTGGGTGAGCGAGGCCGATGCGACCGCCACCACCGATATCTATGGTCTCCAGTCGCTGGCGTTCCGCTCCATGGTGGAGGGCGGCGAGTGTTTCGTCCGCAAGTACGCGCGCTCGATGCGCGACGGCCTGGCGATTCCGCTGCAACTACAGTTGATCGAGTCCGAGCAACTCCCGTACTACCTGGCGCGGCCAACTCCGGACACGCCGGCCAACAACGTGGTCCGCTCCTCGATCGAGTTCGATACCAGCAACCGGCGGACAGCGTACTACTTCTACAAAGAGCACCCCGGCGAGCGGCTGTTCTTCCCGAACGCTCTCGATCTGGTTCGCGTCCCGGCGGACGAGGTGATGCACCTGTTCCGGCCCCTCCGGCCCGGCCAAATCCGCGGTATGCCCTGGCTCGCGAACGCTCTGGTGCGCCTGTGGGAACTCGATCAGTACGACGACGCCGAGCTGCTGCGCAAGAAGTTCGCCGCCATGATGATGGCGTTCATCGTCCGCACCAACCCGGACGATCCGTTCTTCCCGAACGCCAGCGACCAGCAGACTACCGACGCGGGAGGCGCAGCCGCGCCGAACGAACAGGGCGTGCAGGTGGCCACGCTCGAGGCCGGCACCATGCAGGAACTGGAGCCGGGAGAGGACGTCCGGTTTACCGAACCCGCCGATGTGGGGGGCAACTACCTGGCTTTCGAGCGGCAGACGCTGCTGCGCATCGGCGCCGGCCTCGGTTTGCCGTACGACATGATGACGGGCGACCTGTCCCAGACCAACTACTCGTCGATCCGCGCGGGCATCTTGTCCTTCCGGCGTCTCTGCGAACAGATCCAGTACGGAGTCTTCATCTTCCAGTTCTGCCGCCCGACGTGGCGGGCGTTCATCGAGCAGGCTGTTCTCGCCGGTCAGTTGGATGCTCGGGACTACCAGGCGAACCGCGCCGACTACCTTGCGGTGGAATGGCACACGCCGAAGTGGGCTTGGGTCGATCCGGAGAAGGACGTGAAGGCCGAAATCATCTCCATCCGCGCCGGCCTGAAGTCGCGCGGCATGGCCATCAACGAGATGGGCATGGACGAGGAAGAGGTGGATCGCCAGATCGCCCGCGACAACAAACGCGCCGATGGGCTTGGCCTCATCCTCGACTCCGACCCGCGCCGGACCGACGCGCGCGGCGCGCAGAAGGTGGAGGCGGTCGATCCCGAAGCTGCTGGAGACCAAGGCAACAAGGAGACGGTCCAGTGAAAGCGAACTATCTGCCGCATCTCGCGGCGCGGGTCTTCGGTGTGCCTCTGGCGATTCACCCGCAGAAGCTCTCGGTGATTCTGGAGGCCATCGGTCCACGTATCGGGCTTCGCGAGCCAGTCGTGCTCGAGGGAATACCGGTGGTTGTGTCGATGCCCATGGACGACGACGGCGATGACGACTTGCTGCCCGATGCCGGCACCGTTACGCCGGATGGCATCGCCGTGATCGGGATCTCGGGCACGCTGGTGAAGCGAGCCAGTTGGCTCGACTCGGAATCCGGCCTCCAGTCCTACGAGAGTATCCGGAGCCAGTTGATGGCGGCGCGCGACGATCCGCGCGTGCGCGGGATCCTGCTGGACGTGGAGTCTCCCGGCGGTGAAGTCGGCGGCCTGTTCGACCTGGCCGACGAGATTCACGCGGTCAGCCAGGAGAAGCCCTGCTATGCGATCGCCAACGACGAAGCCTTCTCGGCCGCATACGCCCTGGCTTCGAGCGCGCAGCGCCTGTTCGTAACCCGCACGGGCGGCGTCGGCAGTATCGGTGTGATTGCGGTCCACATGGATCAGTCGGGCTTCGACGAGAAGATGGGCCGCAAGTACACGGCGGTCTATGCCGGCGCGCGGAAGAACGATTACTCGACTCACCAGCCGTTGTCGGACGATGCCCGCGCCAACCTGCAAACCGAAGTCGATCGGCTATACGACATGTTCGCCGCCACGGTCGCCCGGAACCGGGACCTGAAGACCGCGCTGGTTCGCAACACGGACGCCGGGCTGTTCTACGGCGAGAAGGCGATCAGCGCGGGCCTCGCCGACCAGGTCGGAACTTTTGACGATGCCCTTGCCGCGGTGACTGAGGCGGCGCGGGTGTTCAGACGCTCTCGCGTCGCGGCGTCTGCCGAGGCGCAAATCACGAAGGAGGATTCCCCCATGGAAGACGTTCATAAGCAGATGGCAGACGCCCCCGCCGCTCCGGTGGCGCCCGCCGAGACGAAACCGGCGGCTGAGGCTCCGGCACCCGTTACCGCCGCGACCGTGCCGGATGCCGCGGCCATCGAAGCGAAGCTCCGCGCGGAGTACGAAGAGATCGCGGCGATGTGCAACCTGGCCGGCAAGCCGGAGTACCTGTCGGAGGCCATCGCCAAAAAAATGACGGCGGCGCAGGTCCGCGACGCTCTCCTGGCCGCGAAGGCGCAGGAGTCGCAGCGGACGGCGGTGCAGTCGCACGTCCAGGCCGCGCCGGTCGGCGCGGAATCGCAGCTCAATGCGGCCGCCGCGAACCTCGCCGCCTCGAAGGGCATCACGTTTTCTCAAGGCTACGCGGAGGCTCTGAAGGCGAATCCGGCGCTCTACCAGCAGTACCTCGCGGAGAAGTCGGCTCCCAGGCCGAACTAAGCGAGCCAGATCCCAACACGGAAAGGAGTAATCAGAAATGGCTTTCGAAGTCGGAACGCAAACGGTATCGGTACCCGCGAGCACGGATCTCTCGGCGAAGCAGTTCTATTTCGGCGCGATCAACGCGAGCGGGCAGGTGGCGGTAGTTGGCGCGGGCCTTGCCGCCGACGGCGTCATCGCCAACAAGCCCGATTTGCAGGGCCGCGCGTGCGCCCTCCAGACCATGCCCGGGCAGATCGCGCGCATCCAGTTGGGCGGCACGGTCGCCAACGGCGTGCTGCTCGAGGCGAACGCGAGCGGTCTGGCGATCACACAGTCCAGCGGCAAGATCCTCGCCAGGGCACTCTCGGCGGGCGTCGCCAACGACATCATCCCGGCACTGCTGATCCTTCAGCGGTAGCGGCGGGCAATCCAAACGAAAAGGAGCATTGAAACGATATGTACACGCCGACTCCCGGTGATGTTCACGTAAATACGCCGCTGACGCAGATCAGCATCGCGTATCTCCAGCAGCAGGATCAGTTCGTGGCCGCGCAGGTGTGCCCGGTGATTCCAGTTGCCAAGCAAAGCGACCGCTACTACGTCTACAACCGCGGCGACTTCTTCCGCGACCAGATGCAGAAGCGCGCGCCCGGCACTCCGGCCGCCAGCACGGGCTACCGGCTCGACAACACGCCCACCTACTTCGCCGAAGTGTGGGCCGAGGCCAAGCCGATCCCCGACCAGCTTCGTGGCAACGCCGACGCGGTGCTCAATATGGACCGCGATGCCACCGAGTTCCTCTCGCAGCAGGCGCTCATCCGGCGCGAGAAGATCTTCGCCGCCAACCTCTTCTCGTCCGGTAAGTGGGGCACCGACATGACCGGCGTCGCCTCCGGCCCGACGGGAAGCCAGTTCCTGCAGTGGAACGACCCCGCCTCGAACCCCATCGAGGACATCCGCGCCGGCAAACTCGCCATCAAGCAGGCCACCGGCTACCCGGCCAACACGCTGGTGCTGTCCGAACCGGTGTGGCTGAAGCTCGTGGACCATCCCGACCTGGTGGACCGCGTGAAGTACGGCCAGACCAACGGCGGCCCGGCGCGCATCACCCGCGAGGCGCTCGCCGCCATCCTCGAACTGGACCGCATCCTGGTGATGGGCGCCATCGAGAACACGGCGGCCGAGGGTCAGACGGCCACCCACTCCTTCATCGGCGGCAAGAACGGCCTGCTCTGCAACGTCGCGCCGAATCCCGGCCTGCTCACGCCGTCGGCTGCCTACACGTTCGCCTGGACCGGCTACCTGGGCGCTGGCAACGAAGGCAACCGGGTCAAGCGGTACCGCTGGGAGATCATCGCCAGCGACATCGTCGAGATCGAGATGGCCTTCGACACGAAACTCGTCGCCTCGGAGTTGGGCTACTTCTTCTCCGGCGCGATCGCGTAGGGAGGCACCGATGGCTTACCGCGCTTTGCCGAAGTTCGACCCTTCGGCCCGATTCCTTGCCACCGCGCGCCTGCCGGTATTCAAGGGCATCCCGATGAAGCCGGGGGAGGTGATGCCGCCACCTCCGGCCGAACCGGGCCAGGCCCGCTTGTACCTGCGGCAACTGCGGCAGTTGTTCGAACTGCGGAAGATCACGATGGTCGAGCCTTCCGCGAATGCTCAATCCAAACCTCGGAAGGAGAAGCCTCATGGGCGCGCAAAAGTTTAAGGGAAAGGTCAACGTGGCGCTGCTTTCTCAGGGCGCGAGCGACCTGCGGTGGGCCGATGTGGCGCTCACGAACGGCGACATCAAGGCCCTTCGGGCCACGCCGAAGACGCTGGTTGCCGCGCCGGGCACGGGCAAGGTAATCGAGTTCCTGTCGGCGGTGCTGATGCTGAAGGCCGGGACCAACGTGCTCACGGAGGCGACGGCGAACCTGGCGGTCCGGTACAAGGACGGCGCCGGCGTGCAGGTGTCTCAGACCATCGAGACCACCGGCTTCATCGATCAGGCTGCGGATCAGATCACTTATGGCGTCCAGAAGCTCGACCCGATAGCGGCGCGTTCGGCGTGCGAGAACCAGCCCCTCGTGCTGCACAACCTGGGGGCCGGAGAGATCGCGGGCAATGCCGCGAACGACGCCACGATGAAGGTTAAGGTCGGATACCGGGTCCACACGTTCTGACATGGCCGATCCCTTTGCCGCGCTCAACCGGGCGTGCGTCGGCGCGTTCGGCTCCGCCGTGTCGTACCAGCGGGCCGCCGGCGGTGCCCCGGTCCAGCTTTCCGGCGTGTTGCAGAAGGATACCGACACGGAGCGGCATCAGGACGCGGTGTACGCGCGCCTCTTCATCTGTGTGGCCGATCTCCCGGCGCGCCCGGAACAGGGCGATGAAGCGACCGTCAACGGTACGGCCTACACCGTCTTCCAGGTGATGACCGACCCGACCGGCGGCGCCTGGCTCTCCTTGCGGGCCCAGTAGTGAGGCTCCGATGCCATCGGTTCGTGTCTACCAGAAGAAGCAGATCCGGCTGGACCGGCTGAACTTCCGCCAGACCCAGATGTTCAAGATCGGCAACGTGGGTGTGGCGGCGGTGAAGAACCGTCTGGCTGCGGCCGAGGGGCCGACCGATTCCTCCGCGAAGCCGCTCACGAAGCGGTACGCCATCTGGAAGACCAAGCTCGGGAAAGGCAATCGCCGGAACCTGATGCTCTCGGGCGACATGCTGCGGAACTTCCAGGTCCGAACCGTCAGCGAGAACCGGGCGAAGGCCAGCAACTCGACCCGTAAAGACCGCATCAAGGCCTGGATCACGAACAAGATCGAACCGTGGATCGTGTTCTCGCCGAAGAACAAGACCGCCGTGGTGGACGCCACGAACCGCGTCCTGATCGAAGCGGCGCCGCGGCTCGTGCTCGAAAAGCAGCTCGGCGGTAAGCAACTATGATCGATACCTCCGCAATCGTGAACAACCTGGTCGCGCTGCTCCGCGACATCCCGGAGCTCGTCACCGAGATGGGCGGCGATGCGGCTCGCATCTATCCGTATCACGACTCGTACCCGAAGAACATCAGCCTGGTGCACGCCATCCACAACATGCCCGCGCCGTCGATCATGGCGGTCTGGCAGGGGACGCAGCCCGGCGCGTTCGGTGGCGTGGACGTCTGGAAGCACCAGGTCACGTTGTTCCTGCGGGCAAAGGAAGAGGCGACGGTGGGCACCGCCTACTACCGTCTGTTCCGGCTGATCACGAAGGGGGTGCCGACCGGAACGGGTGTCGTCATGCTCAACGCCACGGTCCACCCGTCCTGTTACCCGATGGACATCCCCATGATTCAGCGCCAGTCGGACGCGGAGGGGCTGGATTACTTCGAAGTGCCACTTTCATTCACGGAGATGGGCGATGACTGAGTTTGTCTACATGCGCCCGCCATTTGGCGAAGGCGAGATTCGGAAGGTTGAAGCGAAGCCGGAGGTGCTCACGCCGCTCATGGTGGCCGGCTGGAGCCAGTGCGAGCCGCCGGCCACAGAGGAGGTAACGACGAATGTCCACGACTAGGCTGCAGGAAGTACTGATCGGGTTCGGCAAGGGCAAGCAGACCGACATCGCGACCGCCAATCTGGTCGCGAACGTCTGGCAGTTGAAGAAGCTCAACGCGCAGCTCGCGAACCCGAAGCTCAACGTCGAGAACGACGCCGAGGAGTACGGCAAGGGCCACGAGTTCCCGACCACCACGTTCAAGACCGCCTACGACGTGGGCGGCACGATTGAGAAGTATCTGAGCGCGGAGATCGCGGCGTGGGCCATGTGCTTCGGCCTCGGCAAGGTGGTGAAGTCGGGTTCGAACCCGAACTTCACTTACACCTGCACTCCGCTGATTCCGGCCAATGGCGATGCGGCGGAACTGCCGTACTTCTCCTTCATCGAGCAGATCCGCCCCGGCGCCGGCGTGGTCATCGACCGCATGGCGGTGGGTTGCGCCGTGGAAGGCTGGACCATCACGATCGGCTCCGGGCCTGGCCGCGCCAACAGCAAGATCAGCGTCCAGTTCGCCGGATCCGGCAAGATGACGGAGCCTTCCGCCATCACCATGCCCGCCGCGACCGCGGAAAAGCTGCTGCCATCCGCCTCGCTGACCCTGACCATCAACGGCGTCGACTACGTCACGAACAAGAACATCGTGTCGCTCGAAACGTCGTGGAAGAACAACATCCGCATGGACCAGGGATTCTTCCCCGGCTCCGGCTTCCAAAGCACCGGCGACGCCACTTCGGGCGCGATCCGCGGCCGCATGGAGTTTGGCAACCGGCAGGGGAGCCTGAAGTTCACCGCGCGGTTCGACAACGCCTCGACGGAGTTGACGAAGCTCAAGGCGCAGACCACCGGGACCGCCGTCATCACCCTCACGTTCGACACCAACAACTCGCTTCAGATCACCTGGCAGAAGGTCGTGTTCGCGACCGCCGAGGTGGGCGAGACGGATCAGCTCGTGACCGTCGCGGTGGAGGCGACCCCGCTCTACGACGCCACCAACGGCGTGATCACCGCCGTGGCAAAGTGCAACATCGATCAGATCTGTCTGTAGATGGCAGGTTGTGACGTGGCTGATTTCGAGGTCAGACTGAGCGTTTGACTGGGCCGCGCCGCGCGAAGCTGCCCGAAACCTTCCGGAACCTGGCTGCTGCCGCCGCCATAGCGCTGGCGAAATCGACTTCGCATTGCAGCCGCTCCTGGCAGGACGAACAGAAAAACAAGTGATCTTCTACTCGCTCTGCTCTCAGCTTTGGCAGACTCCGCATTGCGTATCGCTCCAATAGCTGATCCGGAATGTGGTTCACGTTTTCCACCATAGCCTATTTCACTGGGAAATAGGTCAGTACACTCCGAAATCCGAGAGAGGTTATGAACGTAGACACTTCAATCTTTGACGCGAGCAGGCCCGTTGCAATCAATCTGCGCACTCCGAACGGTGTGAAGACCGTCCGGGTCCGCTTCCCTTCCGACGACGAGTGGTCGGAGCGGCAGCGCCGCCGCAAGGTCCTCATCAAGCAGTTGGGGCGTGGCGTTTCCGAGACGATCGTTGCCAATGGCGAGGACGTGGATGCCGCGCTCGTGGCCAAGATCCGCACCGAAGAGACGCCCGAGATCGACGCCTTCGAGGCGATGAAGGTGGTGGAACAGTTGTCCCAGGCCGATGTGGACGACGTGGTTCCGGCGGGAGACTCCTTCCGCGTAACGCTTCGCGTGCTGGGCGCCACCACGGTCCACCTGCTGAAGATGCCATCTGCGAAGGACGTGTTCGATTACCGGCGCGGCTTCGCCCGGGTGCTGGACCTGCCTTACAACCGCCAGGAACTCACCATTAACCTTGGACCGGCGAGCGCTCTGTACAAGAGGTTGGCGCAGGCCAGCGAAGGCTACGCCGGCGACGTGCCTCTGATTCACCAGGCGGTGGCGGTGAAGGCC